AAATTTGTTCTTGTTTTCTTTTCCTCGGCATGTTTTGAAATAATATAAAATTTTTGTAAACCCATTTCTAATGCGAGTTTTCCAATGGCTTCATTCTTAACTAGTGCAATTTTTTTCTCTGTCATATATCCTTCGTTTTCTTTAGGGAAACGTCTATATAGATAATATTTTGTAATTAATTCCAAAACACCATCACCTAAATACTCAAGTCGCTCATTCGATTTTGTGTGTAACGGAAGACAGTCTATGGGCTGTTCTGTAATAGTGATTTTTTCTTGAAGATTATAAAGATTAGGTCGTTTAGTATAAGATTTATGAATAAATGCTCGTTTATAAAGATTCATATTAGATATTTTTGCAGAAATACCATACCTCGTTAGAATAGATTGAACTTGGTTCAATGTAATCTCAATATTGGTTGAGTTATATGGATTAAAAACTAGTCCTTCGTCTGATTTTACAATATCATCATCATTCGATATTTTAAATTCTGTCATTATAGACTAATTATAGGATTAACATTTATGTATATTTAGAAAGTATATAATAAGTTAAAAAAAAATATTTGCTGATTATATAATGCCAGTCGGATATATGCAAGGTAGCAAAAAAGCTAGAAGTACTCCTTCTATTGCGAACAACACTAAAATTTTTGGAATCATGGGTGGTTTAGCCCCTCGTGTTGGGTTAAGTGATCCTGCCGTATACAGACATCAACAAATTAAGGGTGGAAGAGGTCTCCCTCAATTAAACGGAAAGACTCCTGAGCAACAACAATATTACATGAAAGTAATTAATTTACTTTCAGTCAATCCTCTCTCATCCGGTGGTGTTGGCAAAAGAATGCTTATGATCCGTTAAATAACAAATACATATAATATATTATCTAATTGTATAATATATTATGCCTCAAAGAAATGGATATAAAAGTCATCGCGGACGTTCAGCTGTCGCAAGAAGAACCGAATTTGGTGGTGCTAGTGGCACAAATGGAATTATGCCTTCTGTATATGTAATGACAACAACCGGTGAACGTGTTAGAACTAGTTATTTTGGTGGACCTAAAAAAGGAGGTGCTGCCCCATCAGCTACTGGTTTTATGAGAGCCAATTCTACATCACAATCTAATCAACCTTCTGCTCCCGCACAAAGACCAAATTTCTTATTTAAATTTAGACAAAATTACGGTAAAGGTTATCCTGGTTCTGGTGGACCAATGCTTTAAATAAATATAAAAATAATCAATTAAACATAATTAATGTAGTATAATTAATCATGTTTATAAAAATAGATAATCGTGAAACGGATCTATTAACCACAATGAATTTATTGTTTAGAGAACATAGTCACACTATTAAATTAGAGAACTTAGCATTAGGTGATATTATTCTATATGACGAAGACGAGAAGGAAAAACTTATTTTCGAGAGAAAATCTCTCTATGATTTAGCATCGAGTATAAAAGACGGGCGATATTCGGAACAATCGTATCGTTTAAACAACTATGATTGTCATAACCATAATGTTATTTATATTATAGAAGGTGATCTAGAGAGATATAATGCCCAAAAAGGAAGAATGGACAAAAAAACACTATATTCAGCATTAATTACATTAAATTACTTTAAGGGCTTTTCAGTAATAAGAACAAAAAATGTAAATGAAACATGTGAATTAATTATTAATTATGCTGATAAATTAGGAAAAGAGCCGAAAAAGGTAAGTTTTTATGATGAAAATCGAGTGGAAAAGGAAGTAAATTATTGTGAAGTAATAAAAAAGCAAAAGAAGAATAATATTACAGAAGAAAATATCGGAGAAATAATGTTAAGTACTATTCCAAGTGTCAGTAATAAGAGTGCTATTTCTATTATGAAAAAATGTATTAGAATAAAATCTTTAATATCCGAGCTAGAAAATAATGATAAATATTTAGATGATGTTAAATTAGTATCCGCTAATGGACAAGAAAGAAAGATTAGTAAAAGTTGTATTGAAAATGTGAAAAAATTTCTATTAGCTTAGTATATAATATAATGAATACCGAAGATTTATACACATATATAGGATATGCAATGATATTAGTATTGGTTTATTTAATATGTAAGACCTTAATTCAAAAAAGAGAAAACAATGTAGAAGGATTTATGGGAATGTTCGAAGATACTGGCGAAACCAAAGGAGAAACAGATGACTCCAATGATCCTCGTGTAAAAAGAATAGAGCAGAATGTAAAGGATATTGTAGATGAAACAAATAAAACAATTGAAACGATGAATCTATTGAAATATAGATCACATTGGGAGAATTTAATTGTAGCAATGGAAGATAGAATAAGCTCTGTTTCTTTACAATCATTGCCCGTTTTAGCAGAAATGATAAAGAAAGATCCAAATGATGGTAAGTTAGGAACTGTTATAGACAGATTAAATAGTTTAAATAAATTCAGGGAAACTTTAAAGGATAATATGACATACCTTGACGGATTAAAATAAATAATTACATTGAATATTTGTCAATTTAATTATTTAAGCGATTTTGATATCAACTTCATCACCCTTATAGTAACCCGCATCTATAGCTCCTTCGGTATAAGCACTGCCTCCCCAATTAACATCCATTGGATTTGTGCTTTTTTTACCATTGCCTTCTTGTTCGTGAAACATTTTGTCTAAAGGAGTGTACTCACCTTCGTATAAATTTGATGGATCATAACCGGGATATGATTTTTGATTGTATGGATCATCATCACGACTTGCATCGATTAATTTAGTTTGAGGGGGTGTTTGAAGAGATAAAGGTAATGCTTGATCGTCGGATCCATATGTTAATACGGGAGGTAAACCACCTTGTGTATCAGTTGGACTGGGTCTAAATTTATAAACAGCTTTTCCTTGTGCGTCATAAGAATGTTGTAAAAACAATACAGGACATTTGATATTTTGACTTCTTTGCCAATCAACAAATTCAGTATATTCTTCTAAATTATTAAACTTTACTGGATTAATGCCTGGTATTTTAGCCATTTTAGAATTATGTAAATATATTTCAGTGCCTTTTTGAATTAAAATATTGGGACAAGAGCTTTGGCTATTATCAAATCCTTCAATAACCTGTTCAGATGTATAAGTAGCAGAGAAATATAAACCTAATATAAAAACAATAGCAATGAAAATAAGTTTTAACATATATATTAAATTAGGATAAATAAATTTTCAAATATCTATCTTCGTTAAAATTATAATGTGTTAAAATTATATATGAAAATTTTATACGTAAATGGAACAAATGCGAAGAAATTTGATAAACAGGTAGATAATAATATTACATTTGCAAAATATTTTAGCCCTTCTTGTCCTGCGTGTATAGGTATGAAAGATGAATGGATTGACATGTGTAAGGATATAGACCAAAAATATAATACAGACTTGATATTGGCTGAGATTGATCCTGATGGTATGACAGGTTTAGAAAATACACATACGTATAACGACGTAGATTATGTTCCGCATATCGTAATATTAGAAAATGGCAAAAAAATAAAGGAGTATAATGGTCCTAAAACTAAGGATAATATGATAGAATTTTTATTACAAGGTGGGTATTTACAACGCAAGATGAATGGTGGTTCTAAAAAGTCTAAAAAATCTAAAAAATCTAAAAAATCTAAAAAATCTAAAAAACAAAAAAAAAATCGAACATATAAAAAAGGGGGTATGCGAGGTGTTGAATCTGAACGTAAGGCAAGATCGTCTAGATTTTCAGAAGACTTTAGTTTTGTAGAAGGTAAATATTGGTTAAAGCCATTTTTAACAGCATTAGTAGAGGAGTCGCCACAGAATACACCCATAACCTGGGACGATGCTGAAATGTTTGCAATTCGTAAAGCAGATTTAGTATTAAGACCAACTGTAACAGGCTCAATAGTCACTGTAGATAATAAATTATCAAGCTATATTGATAAATGGAATGTTTGTCCGATAGTACAATCAACAAGTGACGATTGTAGATTAAGTGAAGGATTTGGAAATAAATGGGTTCCCAACGTAAGAAAATTCGATCCAAAATATAAAGAACCAAAATATAAACAGTTTTTAAAACTTGCAAAAGAAAGCTATATGTTTTTAGAATACTATCAAAAAATTAAAGAAATATTAAATACACCTTCTAGTGATTATACCAGATTTAGTAGAGATGAAGAAGATCGTTCATTTATTATAAAATTAAGATCATCTAATGATATACAAACAAATCCATTAAAAGCGATATTATATACATATGATTATGAAGAACCTGTAACATTAAATGACGTAAGAAATAACATGAAGACGACAAGAGATTTAATGGAACAAACTCATTTAGATATTGAAAAAAAATATAGGGGCGACAAACAGGGGAGAATAGCGCGAGGTGGAAGAAAATCCAGACGTAGAAAAAATAGTAAATCTAAACGCCGTAAAACAAGAAAATAGAATATATTTATTGACAAAAACAATTTAAATATATATATTCAATAAATATTGGGTGGGCGGATGGTCTAGTGGTATGATTCTCGCTTTGGGGGCGAGAGGTCGGGGGTTCGATTCCCTCTTCGCCCCAGTTAAACCAATTACTATTTATAATTTATATCTTAAATAGTAATATAATACAAATACTTTTTAATAAATATTATTAATGCTTATAATTAATGCTTATAATTAAAAATTGATAAATAATTAAACGCAAAATTATATTACATATAATTATTAAATGTCAGTAATGGATCAATCATTTCGCTTGTTAGATTTCAATATATACGATGAGATCATGGAAAAGGATACTTCGAGTGGAAGTGAAAGTGGCGAATACGACATTCGTCGTGATATGAAACGGTTTACTATCCAAATGTATGGAATTAATGAAACTGGTGAGACATTCTCATTGTTCGTCAGGGATTACAAACCATTCTTTTATATCAAAGTAGATGATAGTTGGGGAATGGAAAAGAAAATTGAATTCTTGAGTCATATTAAGAGTAAAATTGGCAAATATTATGAGAGTTCCATATGTGAATGTAAACTGATAAAGCGAAAAAAACTGTATGGTTTTGATGGAGGTAAAGAACATCGATTTATTCTATTAAAATTCAATAATACCTCGTGTATGAATAAAGTGAAGAATTTATACTACAAGTATGGTGATAATGGAAGAAGGCTTATGGATAATGGATATACTTTTAATGAAACGAATACATATTTGTACGAGGCAAATATTCCACCACTTTTAAGATATTTTCATATTAAAGAAATCAGTCCTTCTGGATGGATTAGTATTCCTTTAAAGAAGGCAATTAAAACTGTAACAAAGAAAACTACTTGTAAATATGAATATGAGATTGAAAATAAATTTATCGTTTCATTGAATAATAAAGAAACAATCGTTCCTTATAAAATATGTAGTTTTGATATTGAAGCAAGTAGTAGTCATGGTGATTTTCCCATTCCAAAGAAATCCTACAAGAAATTAGCGAATAGTATTATGGAGGAATCTGATGCCATTGATCATGATATTACAAAAAGTGAAGTAACCAAGGTTATAAAAACTGCATTTGGATTCGACGATATGGTTAATATTGATAAGGTATTTCCAAAATCAAAACCATCAATGTCGATGATAAATAAATTATT